CAGCAACTGCTGTGTCTGGGTTGGTGTAAATACCACTGCCGCCTCCGTAATAGCCGCCTCCGCCCCCGCCACCCATAGTGTTGGAATTTGTTTGAGAACCCCCCTGCAATGCGCCACCAGAAACAGAGGCACCGATTTGCGCACCGCCAGAACCAGCGCCACCAGCGGATTGAGTACCACCGCCGCCGCCAAATGAACTGCCTGTTCCCGCTTGACCAGATGAGCCGCCGCCAGCGCCGCCTTGACATGGACCACCACTAAACGATTGCGCACAGCCGCCACCGCCACCACCGCCAGCAATCAGAATTGAATTACCAAACGAAACGGATGTCAAAAACAGTCCAGCCAAACCGCCGCCACCGCCACCGTTCCAGTTGCCGTCAGCGTAGTTATATGCTTGACCGCCACCACCAAAAGCCGTGCCAGTACCACCATTCGTAGACACAGGTGTGGAACCTCCACCTTGACCAACGCGGGCTTTTAACGTGCTAGAAGCGGGGAACGCAACAGTGCCACCAGCAAAACCACCTCCGCCTCCGGGGTATGTGTAAAAGTTACTTTTTGTTGGCCCTTGCCCGCCGCCAGCGCCCCATATCTTTACTGAAGCGCTGAATGCCGTTGTAGTGGTAATTGTCCAATCACCATTTGCTGAAAGCGTTAATGGGCCGTCAGTATCAAGATTCCAAGTAGTTTTTCCTGATACTGCTGGCGAAATTGTAAAAGTTCTTGGAGATGCCGGGCTTGGCCAGTTCCCACCCATGACGGCATCACGCACATCCATGAGACCCCAACGGCCATAGGCACTGCTAGGTGATGGGAAATCTGCCATTAGCTAATATCCTCGTATGAACACACGCCTTCTAAGTAACTATTAACACTTGCTGTTAACCGCAAAGAATCACCCTCTTCCAAGTAGATGCGGCTTGAAACAATATCAAGCGTAGCACCCGCAGGAACAGTCATCTGGAATGCTAGATCGTATGCTACTGAAGACCTGAAAATGTCTATGGTCACGGTTGCATTTGCAGAGCCGTTGACGTTTGTGATAAGAAGTTGACCTATCTTAAGAACTTTGCCGCTTGCGCCCGCATTAGTGACAATAGCCGTAGCTGATGTCGTAATTGCCAACACGGCGGTTTTACCAAGGATGGTTGATACGTTTACGATGTTAGGTGCAGCCATTTTTTAGCCTCCGAATACGATTGCCATTGCTATGGCTTTACCTGTTGAAATACCTGATGGTGTTGACCATGTTGGAGCCGCACCAGAACCGCCAGAGGTTAAGACCTGACCTGCAGTGCCGTATGTTGCACCGCCAATACCTAGTTGGCCTGCTGAACCAAAACGGAATCGTTCTAATGGCAAAGCGCCATTTGGTCTTGTAAAAAATGCCAAAGCACCTGCGTAGTCGCCATCTGTGGAATTTTCTTTTAACCCTTGAATAGATAGCCCAGCGGCATAAGCGCTACTTGCGTTATATTTGTATCCAAACGTGATACCGCCACCGGGATTTGGGCCTGTTGAGTTATATGCTCGTGTATCAAACAACTCTAATAGACCGGGAAATACGCCACTACCATTTGTAGGTGTAGTACCATAAATAACAGCACCACCACTTGTGTGCGTCATTTGCCCAGATGTACCACCAACAAACAATACCCCAGACGCATCTAGCGTCATTGCTTGGGTAAAGGTAATTGTCCCGCCTGCTGTGCCTGATGCGGCATTGAACCAAGCGTGTGTGCCGTCTAATTGGCGATACATAGCCGCAGAACCATTGCGGATATAAATATCGTTTCCAGATGTGTTTAAAAACGAGTTGTTTACAAGGAAGGCGTATTCATTACTAGTGCCACCGCTTGTGTAAGAATAAACGGCAGTGCCTGTATCTGCGATTTGAATTGCTTTTGAGTTGGCAAGCCAAGCACTCGGTGTAACACCAAGCCCTAGATTGCCAGATGCGTCCAAGCGCATACGCTCAGTGGCGTTATTGTTCCTAAAAACAATTGGTGTCGTTGTGTCGTTTGCGCTAGGCCCAACTGCAAAAAAGATTCCGGGGGCGTAGCTAACATCAGCCTGCCCGTTTGCACCTCCCAAACCTACATTAAATGTCGCCCTTGCATAGCCGTTTGATGCTGTGTTCTCAATAATCACGCTTTGGTATGCAGATGCAACACTTTGGCCTACCCTCAATTGCCCATTTACATCAAGTTTTTGAGCAGGCGAACTTGTCCCAATACCCAGACCTGTCGAGGTTAGGCGCATACCTTCTGCGTTAGTAACTAAAAATCTTAAATAGTTTGTAGTTGAAATACCGCCAAACGCAACGCCTGTGCTTTCACTGTAAAGTCCAAATTTACCAGTGCTTACAACATTTGCAATATTAAGCGTATCAGTTCCATTAAACGTCAATCCACTACCAGTAGCCAATGCACTTGTACTTGAGGCGTAAACCACGCCGCCTGATGTGAATGAGGTTAAGCCTGTGCCGCCTGATATTGTGGCTAAAGTGGCAGACAGCCCAGCAGCAGTTCCAGTTGTATTCTGGTTAAACGTAGGCCATGTAAATGTGCCTGTGCTGAAGTTTCCTGATGTTGGAGTTCCTAGAATTGGAGTCACCAACGTGGGAGTGTTTGCAAAGACCAAAGCACCAGTGCCTGTCTCGTCAGTGACAGCCGCCAAAATTTGAGCAGATGTAGCAACCAAAGTGTTGCTTGTCAAGTTAATTGTTTTGTTGGTCAGTGTGTCTGTTGTATCACGACCAACAAGGGTAGTTGTTGCATCAGGCAATGTAACTACACGACCAGCTGTTGATACTGCATCAAGCAAAGTGATTGCACTGGCAGCCGAACTTGAACTTCTAAAGCGAATGCCTTTGTTGAAATCCGTACCATCACTGATAGTTACAAGACCAGAACCTTTTGGTTGAAGATGCAAGCCAATATTTGTGCTTGGGCCATCCGCATAGACATGAAGAGGGACACCTGTACCAATACCATTCTTAACAGTAAGAAAATCCGTTGCGGATGCGGTAGGTGATAAGCCTAAAATCTCATTGCCGCTTGTATCAAGTATTTCATTGATTCTGGGTGATGTTAAAGTTTTGTTTGTCAGGGTAACGGTTGTACCCGCCTCAATCTTATCCGTATTGAGGTTTGTGAAATTGGAATCAACTTCAGTATTGGTAAGGGGCGAGCCCTTACCTGCACGGGTAACAATCGTACTCATGGATTAATCCAATCAAGGTGCAGCCATGGTAACTGTCCAAGTAATAGACATGGTGTCACCAGCGTCTTTATTGACAACTGAAAATACTGTGCGGCACAACATAGTGCCAGCAGAAGAAGCATTAAAAAGACCTGCTTCAGTAATTGCAGTTAAAGACGCTGGAGTACCCGCTGGGAACGTCGCAACATAAGCAACTGCTGCAGCCGTCACGGTCGTCGAAGTTAATGCTACCCGAGCAGACTCAGTGCCTAAAGTTGTATTGCCTGCGGCTGCTGCCGTGCTACCTGTACCGATAGCCATGTGACTCATCGCCGTGGCGGTCGCGTCTTTCATGCGGCTAGCAATGTACCCGAGACCGGTTGTAACAACCAAGTTTTTAACTTCTTGCTCGTGCTTGACTGTACCGTCGGGGGCGGTTACTACAATCTTTAATTCGCCAGTGGCAATGATTTTTTCATTCGTGTTCATGTGAGTTCCTTAAAAAGTGATACGCGTTCCAACATAATCCTCTGCGAAATACGTGATATCGCAGTATCCTTGACTTACCAATATACCAGCATCTGATGCGCTAGTCGAATCGGCAAGGTTCTTCCCGGCTGTTTTAACAGTGGAATCTGTGGCGGTTGACGTTTCCGCCAACGTTTTAATAAAACTTTTAAATGCAGCGTCAGAGCTTGTAGCTGTATCTGTTGCCGCTTTACCAAAACTACGTACTGAATTATCAGTAACATTTGAAGCATCTGCCGCAGTTTCAACTTTGGCATTTATAATATTAACGTTGTCAGACGCCGTAACAGAATCCGTTAAATTCTTAATAAAAGTTTTAGCCGCTAGATCAGTTCCGTTTGCTAAGTCAGTATGAGCTCTGATGTAGTCAACAGTTCTCTCAAAAGAATCAGACGCATTAGTAATATCTGTAACAGTTTTTACAAACTGAATAGTCTGGTCATCGTCTGCAGCTACGCCATTTAAATCGTCTGTAGCACGGGCAACATCTGTAAGACTTTTTGAAATGTCTTTTGTGTGAGTATCTGATGCGGAACCGCTATCAGCCAGTGTCTTCCCAACGGTTTTAGAAGCAAAGTCTGTTGCGTTGCTTGTATCAGAAAGAGCTTTTGTATTGGTTTGGCTAAGAACGTCTCCAGTTAGAGCCGTATCAGTTAATGCTTTTCCAGCAGTCTTGGCAACTATCTCGGAAGTTTGAGCGGTATCAGTCAAAGCCTTTTGGAAAGTTTTTAGGGGGGTGTCTGTAACAGACGTTGTATCCGCTCTAACTTTATCAAAGGCTTTAGTATTTGCATCTGAGGCAATACCTGTATCACTAGCCGTTTTGCCGTAGCTTTTAACTAGGGTCTCGCTGGCTTGTGCCGTCTCAGTCAATCCCTTACCAACTGTTTTAACAGCAGCATCTGTTGCGTTAGCAGTATGCGCAAGGTTTATAAACGTTATGAAAAATCCTGTAATAGCGGTTGCTTTTAACAATACGTAGTTCACAGCAGCACTCATACCGCCCGAGGCAGTAGTCGCGGCAAGTTGTACGTATTCGTAAACTGAACGCATTAAAAGTCCTCGCGCATTTTAAATTTCAACAATTCATACACTGTCTGGATACTGCCGTCAGAAAATGTAACTTGAATCTCGCCTTCGTAGTCACCAGCGCTTCCTGACATAGCCAGTGCAGTCATTGGAAATACTACGATGCCGTCGGTGCCAAGTGGAATAGACCCGGGGATAGTGTCTTGCAGAGTTGTTGAACCAACTTGACGAAACTTCATAACCGCAGTAGCGCCGGTAATATTAATTACAGTTTCGGTAACTTCGTTAGTCAGCGTAGCTTGTACCTGCGGGCGACTTACGTCACCTTGGATAAGTTTAATTTTTTCAGCCATAATTAATCCTTAAGCAACAGAGCCGTGAATGGGTGCACCTAACGGACTTGGAACAACACCTGTTGTGCCTTTGTAATCTGTGTTGAGAGCGTTTGTAAACAGCGCGTAATGCGTCTGCGCACGAGTAGCATTATTTGCGTACTCTGCGTCCTTGTTAAACGCTCTATACGCGATGTAATCCATTAAGGCGGTAGCCAGTATATCAGGAACACTTATGTTGCCTGTAACGGACGTAAACGTTGTTGATGCAGCAGGTTCTGCTATCGCTGTTGGGTAGTTAGCTAATACCACATCAAGCCTTGCCAAAGTGGTAGCAGGTGGGTAGACGTAGAAGACACGAGGATCAATCGGGTCATACATGTAGTGCACAGTATTTACAGTCGCTGTAGCAACATGCCAATCTGGGTACTGCGAATCAAGAAGCTGACGATTAACAATGCGAACAGCTTTCTTGGTACTGGTTTCCGCTGAATTTCGAACAACGTCAAGAAGTTTGGCTGCAGTAGAGGGTACAGCTTGTTTTGCACCGGCGACCAGTGTCAAAGTCACAGATGTTGCAAAAGCATCTGGACGATAAATAAGCATTTCGTTTTGACCATCGTTTAGGTAACGAACAAGTTCAGCCGTTGTCCACCGCGTAGCGGCTGCGTCTTGAAGCGTATCTACAACGCGGCGTATAACGGATTGTGCAGTGGTGGTCATCTTTACCTCACGCGAATGGACGTGAACGTACGCGCATAGAACCACGAACAAAGCCGTAGTTACTATCAATACGCGAAGCAGTAGTCTGCCGAGATGCAGAATTTAACAACGCTTGCGCCTGCGCAGGGTTACTAAAAGGCTGACCCGGAATCTGCATTGCTTGCGCAATGGCGCTAGACACGATGGGGTTAATCCAAGTGTTGTACAAATCATCGTCAAGTTGTGTAGCTGTTCTTGCAGGGCTTAGCGCAACATTGACAAGAACAGAGTACACCTCATCAGGCGGAGGCGACAACATCAAAGTCAAAACAGAATCAGTTCTGTCTGTATAAAAACCCCGAGGTTTGGCAGGCGCAGTCGGCATGTCTCCGCGTAGAGTTTCGATCATGCCTGCTACTAACTCTTTGCCGTCCAGTGTAACGCCCATTACACGACTAATTGTGTGCTGGGCGCTAGGGGGGTCTAGATCGTACTGAACACGCCCAACGACAGTGTTGAACGTATCAAGGTTTTGCCGTAAAACTAGTGATGCATCACAAAAGTCTATAGCCGCGTTTATCAAAACCTGTGCCGCCAGAGGCTCAGGGCACCCGGGTAGATAAGGCAGGATACGAGGGTAAAACGCGCTTAGAGCTTTCATAAATTACCTTACTGTTCAGGCGTAGGCTCGATTTCAATGGCGATATCGTCCGGCGCTTCTGCAGATTCTACTACCACAGCTTCTTTTTTGCGAGTCTTTGTTACTTTTGAAGCAGCTTCGTCAACAACTAAATTTGAATGTTCATTGTACAAAGCTTGTCCAGCTTCTGTGTATTCCCATTCTTGGTCGTTCAGCGTCGCTATAACTACAATTTGGCCATCAATAATGGCGCGGATGCGATTCATTAAAATCTCTCCGCCAAGGCGTTCCATCAAATCAAATACGGTCATTTTTGCTCTCCAAAATTAAAAAAGAGGGCCGAAGCCCTCTTAGTTTATACCACCGATTAGGCGCTGAGAACAGCGCCCCAGTTTTCACTGCCTAGGCTAATGTAAGCACCAGACATGTTAGCAGCCAAGGCTTTAGCCGCATTGGCAGAACCGTTGTTGATTTTGCCGCCAGTTGCTGGGTACACGTTTAGTGAAGCAGCAGAGCTGTTAACGATGTAGACTACATCGCCGACAGGACGCTCAGCAGGCAACATAACGCCGTCGGCGGCAGTGCCAGTAGTGACGAAATTAACAGCACCAGTCAGCGCAGTAGCGCCAGCTTGAGTCTGGGTTGTCCCAGCAGTAGCTGTGGCGTAGCCGCCAATACTACGAGAAAATTGAGTAGACATATTGATCTCCAAAAATAAAAGTTAAAAATGGGGGCCAAAGCCCCCAGTTCCTTAGCTGGCAGAACCAACTTGGGCAACAACCAAAGCTTGTGGCTTAACAACCTTACGGCCATAAACAGCCAAACCGCGGACGATATCGCCGAAGTCAGTCTGGTTACGCAGGGGTTCTGTCTTGTTAACAGTCATGGCAAATGATGTTGCTGCTTTTGTGCCAGCGATCATTGTGCGACGAGCTTTAGCGCTAGCCACAGCACCGCCAGTAGAAGTGTCAGTCAAGCCAGAAACCAAGGCTTTACCTGCAGCGCCACGGGGCAACAAGTTAGACACATAGACGCTAAAACGATCCAACATACCGATTTTGCCTGTGCGGATAACACTAGACTGGTCGCCTGTGAAGTACGCTTGAGCAATGCTAGA